TGCCAGATGCCAAAGAGATGTTCAATGAATTAATTCCTTATTTGGATAAAATTGATAATATATGGTATCAAGAGCAAGCACTATGGTCTAATCAATTAGGTCTTGCTGGTCGTGTTGATTGCATTGGTGAATATGAAGGCCAATTATCTGTTATTGATTTTAAAACATCTAAGAGAATCAAAACAAAAGAAGGCATTCAAGATTATTTTTGGCAGACCTGTGCCTATGCTTTAATGGCGGAAGAATTAACAGGACATCAAATTGATAATTTGGTGATTATAATGGCAGTTGATAATGAATCGCCAATAATCTTCAAGGAAAAGACAGAGGATCACATCGATGGACTTCTGGAAGCCATCAATTTCTACAAAACAACTCTATAAAACCTAAATACCTATTGCCAACATCTTTGGAGTAGAGTATAATGAAGATTAAGAAACTAATTTTAAAACTAAACCGAGCTGAGTTTGAGCATAACCTCGATAAGGTAAAAAAGTTGTGGTTTAAAATTCTAAAGAAATCTTTTAAACATAAACACACAGAGGCCGTAAGATGAATGGAGACTTATTCGTTTTAAGTGCTATCATAATTATTCTTATCAGTTGTTATTTTTATTATGGCAAAGATAAGGATAAGTGAATATGGTTGTATGAAGTAAATCAAAAAGTATTCTGGACGGGGGTGCAAATCCCCCCAGGTCCACCATAAACATATTAGAATCTGTAAAAAGATAGGGTTTGGTATCCCAGTCCTCTACCTGTAAGACTTAATACACCTTAATATGTTTTTGATGGGCCTGCATAGTTTCGACAGGGTAACAAGTAGAGGCATGGACAACTCATCACAGAGAGATGTAAAAAGTAAATTAAACTAAACGCAAACGATGAAAAGTTCGCATTGGCAGCCTAAACGCTGACTAGGGTTTCGGTTGGTTTCCTCGTAACAGAATAACCAACCATTTTTCTTAAATAAAGGAGTTTAAAATGAAGAAAATCGTTCTATTGGCAGCATTACTATCCGTATTCGGTGCCACTCAAGCTGTAGAGCTGGGTGTAGTCGGAGGCCGTGATTATGCCGTACCACATAGCAATGACTACGGCATTACTTTGGGTGAAAAAATGGGAAAATATAGTTTAACAGGTGAAATTGAAAGTGTTAAACATATTGGTCTAAAAGAAGTTCGTTATGACCTAATTGGCGGATACGACCTTTACTCTTTTAAAGGTAACACATTGACTGCTAAAGTTGGTGGTGCTTACATTAAAGACGAAGGTGTTAAAGCTGGTTATGCAGGTCAAATTGGTGCTGGTCTTACAATTCCAGTTGCCAAGAATGTTGCATTGACTGCTGATTACCGTTATCAGCAAGCACAAAAACGCATTGATACTTACACAGGCAATAGCGTTACTGCAGGCATTAAAATCTCTTTCTAACAAGAGTCAGGTTTTTCTGATAGTTTTTCAGCCGTAAAAAACTTATTTTCTTGTTCAACAACATAGGAGAACTGATGAAGTTCCTTCTGATAAGGACTCTCATTTTATCTTTGATAATGAGTTTCATGCCACTATTGGCAAATCCACTTACAAACAATCCTGTTTATGAAATCGGTCGTGAGTTTAATAAACAACTTATCTGCATGGCAAAAAATATATATTTTGAATCAGCCATGGAACCCTACGAAGGCAAGTTAGCTGTAGCTCAGGTCGTAAAAAATAGGACAAATTCAAACAAATTTCCTTCTGATATCTGTGGTGTAGTGTACCAAAGAACTGGATCAACGTGCCAGTTCACCTGGACATGCAGTAAAGAGACAGATATAAGAAACAAATACGCATGGGAAGAATCTCTATATATTGCTAAGAAAGCATTAACCGAGGTAACTCTACACGATGATATTGCCAAATCAAAGGCTTTATACTATCATGCAACTTACGTATCACCCGAATGGAACAACATGAGGATCGTGCGTAAGATTGGAAACCATATATTCTATACAAAGATATGAGCGAAGTAACAAAATTCACCTTAGAGTATCCTCACGAGGATACCGTATTTTTAATTAGAAAAAATACCTGGTTAACAAAATTAGGCTTGCCTTATACGTCAACTTATAGTATGATGATAAACATTGATGAAATACCTGACCTAATATCAACACTAAATGAATATGCCAACAAAACTAGAGATGACAGAGTTCAGTCAACTGATTGAAGAATTGTCTTATGAAATGAATCTGCCTTATATGGATTCTATTATTTACCATTGTGAGAGTACTGGCATGGAAATTGAAGTTGCTTCAACGTTGCTAACCTCAGCATTGAAAGCAAAAATACGTGAAGAAGCAGAATCAGCAAACTTACTAAAGAAAACATCAAAGTTACCAATATGAAAAAATTCTCAAAAATTTATCTAGACATGGATGGTGTCGTTGCTGATTTCAAAAAACGATACAAAGAAATATATCATATGGATCCTGAAGTAGCAGAAAAGAAAAAAGAATTCTATGGATACTTTGAACATTTTGTTGATGCTGGTCATTTTGCTACATTAGATTTAATGCCAGATGCAATTGAATTGATTGAGTATCTAAAGAAATTACCAATACCAATTGAGATGTTATCATCAACGGCCAATGAACAAATGTTTGATAAAATATCAACACAAAAGAAAATTTGGTTAGATACACACAATATAGAATTTAAAGGAAATTTTGTTCCCGGTGCTAAAAACAAGTACAAGTGGGCAACACCAGATTCAATCATTATCGATGATACCGAAAGGGTTATCGATGATTGGATAAAAGCAGGAGGCGTGGCCATTTGGCACAAAAATGCCAAAGATACTATAAAAATCTTACAAATGTTAGGTTTATAGTTGACAAAGCGCCTAAATATGTTATATAATGTTATTTTGAAAACACTCCGTTTATACTCCGTTTATACTAGAAAGGTTAATTATGGATTTCTCTAAATTGAAAACAGAATCTGGCAATCTCGCCAAATTGAAAGCTAAAGCTGAAGCACTCAGCGCAAGCACAGAATCCCCACAAAATAAAGAAAACTACTGGAAACCAGAAGTAGATAAAGTCGGCAACGGCTCTGCTGTCATTCGTTTCTTACCTGAATCACCAGAAGATGGTGAGAGTGCTGTACCTTGGGTTAAAGTATTCTCTCATGGTTTTCAGGGACCTGGTGGTTGGTTAATTGATAACTGTTTGACTACCAAAGGCCAAACATGTCCAGTCTGTGAACACAACAACAAATTGTGGAACTCTGGTATCGAAGCCAATAAGACTGTGGCAAGAGCACAGAAGCGTAAGCTTAACTATACAGCAAACATCTATGTTGTATCTGATCCAAAGCATCCTGAGAACGAAGGCAAGGTCTTCCTATTCAGATTTGGTAAGAAAATCTTTGATAAGATTACTGAAGCAATGAATCCTGCTTTTGAAGATGAAACCCCCATGAATCCATTCGATTTGTGGAAAGGTGCTGACTTCAAACTCCGTATTCGTAAAGTTGCTGGTTATCAAAACTATGACAGTTCAGAATTTGCATCACCTGCACCATTGCTTGATGATGATGCTGAATTGGAAAAGATTTGGAAATCACAATATTCTTTACAACCTTTGTTGGCAGATAAAGAATTCAAATCATATGATGAATTGAAGACTCGTTTGGATAAAGTATTAGGTGAAGCACCTGTTGCCAAAACAACAGTTGAACAAGCTAAAGCTCAACCAAAGAAAGTTGTTGATGAAGAATTGATGGCTGAAGATGATGATGACATGTCATACTTTGCTAAATTAGCTGAAGAATGATATCTCCTTGATTCGTTATGAGTATGTGAATTCCCCGCCTCGTGCGGGGTTTTTTATACCAGTCTCAAAGATAACTTTTGTGCTTTAATCATTGATGGATCATCTGTTCTCAATGATACATTCGTTTCAAATAAAACTGGTTCAACTCCGCCTTTGCCAACTTGAACATTTTTAGAGTTGTCTATAATGATGGGTTTAATATCATTGAGTGATAACTTTCCATCTTTTAAATCTTTACTCTTTTGATCCAAATCATTTCCGTCACCCCATTCTTTTAAGAATTCTTGGCGTAGTTTTTCACCTTCTTTTGTACCTAAACCACCTAAAGACTTAGCTTTAGCTCGCATTTCAAGTTCGGCACTCTTTTTCAGAAAACTAAAACCAGCACTATTTCTGTCTATCGGTGTAAATGGTTGGCCAGTTAATTTTGCCATCTCTCTTTGAAAATTATCAAAATCTTCAACAGTTTTTAATGGTTTATTGAATACACTTTCCTTTAAAGCAGTAATCTTATCACGGTTAACAAATCGTGTAAAAACTTCTCTGGTAAACTCTTTAGCACTAGCGTTAATATTTCCACCAAACTTAACTGATATCATAGCAGTACCAACAGCAGCACCGATTGCACCAATTGCAGGAGCCAAAACAGCAAAAGGTCCAAGAAACGTAGCTGATGTTACTGATAGAATGGCATCTATACCAAAAAATATTACTGATGAAACACCAAATTCGGTCATTGTAGCTACAACTATTTCCAATATGCCTTCTTCTAGTTCATCTGATGTCATTTTAGGATCATTATTGTATTCCATTATTAATTCAACAATTTCAACGGCCATTGCAAATATACCAACTAAAACAGCAATATAGCTTAAAGTTTTAACACCAGCTTCAGTAACATTGGCAACTATTTTTCCTGCACCTGCTGATTTAATTTCTTGTAATCTTGTTTGACTTAGTTTTAGTTGTTGTAATGCAGATTTTACAGCTTTGCCGAAACGACCTTGTTCATTAATCATTGAAGGCAATTCAGCCACTGGAACTTCTTTGCCTAGTAATTTTGCCACTTCTTTAGCCGATATTCTTCTTGAAGTATTTCCTAATTTTTTTCTAAACGTTTCAGTATCTTCATCAAAGTCAATTAAATTTCTTTTTAATTTTTTAATGTCTGTTTTATCTAATGTCTCCAATAGTCTAACAGCTTTAGAACCAACTAAAGCAGAACCACCACGAACACCATATTCTCTTAATTTTGATATATCTTCATCAAGGTCATCTTTGCTTGATTTTCTTCTTTGTTTTTCTTTTTCAGCTTCACCTTCTCTAGTTTTTTCCGTCTCTTTCACTTCAGCTTTTTCTGTTGGTGGCCTTACATCAGGAAATCTAATAGTAGGCATTTCAGGAAATTTTAACTTACTGAAAAAATCCGAGAAAGGTTTCAATAAACCTTTTAATGCAGAATATATTGAACCTAATGCAGCCAAAGCACCTATTAATTTTGGAAGAAGTTTTGCCAACCAAGATTCATCTTTTTCTTTATCGGTTACTTTTTCAAAAACGTTTTTATCTTTATTTTTTGATACAATTGCATAGTTTCTATTTTCTAAATCACGGTTTAATTCCATGGCCAATACTTCTTCTTTATGAATTCTTTTCATAAAGTTTAGCATTTTAGTT